TCATTAATTGTATAGGTACCCCTTAGCAGTTGTACGTTACCTAATGAATATTCTATACATTTTGATATCGCATTAGCGTCATTCGTGCCGTCCTTCTTAGCACCGAACATTTCGGGGCACATTCCTTTGCTAGGAATTAGCGTTGCATAAAGCTCTCCCGCTGCAAACACGGTAATGTTGTCAACAATTCCGCTATCAGATATCGAATATGTTGCGCCGCCACCGTCTCCAGCGTTGTAGAAACCAGCCGTGGTTGCTATCGCACCCTTATATAGAGTGTCAGATTCGCACATGGTTTTTACGCTATCAAAGGAGAACGTCTTTTCTTTGTAAAGCTCCTGCGATTCGTCGAGCCATTCATGCACCGTCTCAACAGACTGCGCTACCTCGCGCCTATACGCTTCAACTTGTGCGTTATAGTTGCCAGTAAGTGCCCAATAATGCGTGTCCGTAATTTCAACTCTAGCTGGTACGTAAGTACGCGACGTGTAACTGTTACCCTGATACAGTACAATAGTTAACGGCTCATAAGGTGCAAGGTTGTCCCACTCGATAGTGTCCTCACCCTTACGCCCAAAGATGGGCACATAGCGCGCGCCTACATATTGCCGCTTACCTACAACGTCAAAAAACTCGCGTAACATTTCCTCGATTTCTTGCGGGGTGAAGTTAGCCATAATTAGTTACCTTTCTAGTAGTAGATTTCCAGACAACCATAGTTAGGCGAATTGTAGTCAACATCCGTATCTAAAACAAACGCCCATTTTTCGGGGATATACGCTTTAAAATAACCGTCTTTGTCAAGTACAAAGAAAAGCATGTGACCCAAAAGGCCGTCCATAATCATCTGGAAGTTTTCGTTAATCCAGTCGTGGACTTGCTCTTTGTAGTAGTCATCAAAACCGCTCTCCATGAATTGCTCGAAAGCCTTTTGCAATTCGTCAATCAAATCATGGTCGATGTTGATGTTATTTCCTAGCATGTTAGCGTACTCACAAAGTTTGTGTAGTTCGCAACATATCTTTTTGATTCTCTGTTCGGCAGATTCCACGTCCCAATAAAAGTCGGGCAGAGCGGGCGTGAAGTCTAGCCAACCCCAAAACGGTGCTACTGGCGTAGTTGGAGTGAAGCTCATTCCGTGTCCTCCTTACCGTGAACAATCGTGCGTATCAATTCCGCACAATCCGACACTACCTTTGTGTTCTCCTTAATCGTCGTGTTGCACATGTAGTACATCATGACGAACGCCGCAATTGGAAAACCGACGTTTGAAACCAATGGCACAAGGTCTTCCACAATACACCTCCAATCAGAAACCATTTACGTTAACGGTGAATAGACACGAAAATAGTGGTTCAATCTCGTTGATTATGGCAAGGTCTACGTCGTTGTAGTTCTTGATTCTGTCTTCCAGCTCCAACGGGTCCATCTGCTTTATGCGCTCGTATTCCACGTCGTTTCCAGTGCTTGCATAGTCTTGACTATCTCCGACCAAAGAAGTCTGTGGGAAGTCGCTAAACACGTTGCGCGACTTGTAGTATTCCCCTTCGGTGCCCAAAAGGATATCGTCATCGAGCGTCTTATACCAATACATATACTTTGGCATAATCTCGTTCATCTTGCGAAGGAATTCGCGTTTCCAAAGTCCAGGCGGTACTAGCGCTATCTCACGATACCAAAAGTGGTTGGTAATTTTCTGGCACAATTGCGCGTGCTGTTCTGCACTGAATTTCGGGCCGAAGTCCCAATCCTCTCTCGTAAGGTCGAAGAATCCAGATTCCGCAAGCTCTCCGAGCTGGATTGTGACAACCGCATGCCACTCGTCTTTGGAAGTCCAATCTTCGGGAAAAGGCGTAACGTCTTCGGGTATCATTTTAGTTCACCGCCCTGAGCTGCGATTGGATGTTGTGCTCGAAGTTCCAGTTTTCGGACTCGTTGTCGGCGCGGAGTACGACTTGAATAGGCTTCTCAAGATAGTTACCGAAACGCTTGTTCAACTTACGCGCTGCCCTGCGTCTCTCTTCAAGACTGGCAAGGAGTATCAGATTGGTAGGCGATTTTTGCGCCATGATTTCGTCCTCTGTCTGGCGCTCCGCTTTGAATGGAACATTCGCAAGGCCGAGCATGGTGTAAATCTGTTTCCACGTGGCTTCCTCGTCTTCGGATAGGTCGTGGCCGAGGTATTCCACGTTCGCCGTCATGACCTCGTATTGGATAGCGTCCATACCGTCCGTTCCGAGTATCGCGGGCTCACCGCCTGCGACCTGCTTGAACATGTTGACCATATCTTGCCGCTTTTCCTGTGGGCCTTTTAGAATCCAAGGCGTTTGTTGGTGCATGCGGTTAATCTGTTTGGTCATCCTGATATGGGTAAGTTCGTTCGCGTAAAGCTCGATTCCCTCCATGATGGGAAACCTCGAAATGTTGTCGTAGATAATTACGCCGTTACTGTTGTCACAATTGAAGCGCCACCCGTTGTTGCCGTAGCTAATCCATTTCGTAGGATTCTGGTAGATGTTCAAAACGCCCTGCTGTACCGCCTGCGTCGTGTAGAACGTACCGCGCTGCTTTTTTGGGAATGCGATTGTGGCAACACCCTCGAGACACAAAACCCACTCCAGATAGCGCTCGTCACAAGTGGGTGGAAGGTTGAGCCACCTGAAGCGTGACATTGCCATTTGCATTATGATGTTAATATAGTAGCGATAAAGGCGCTCGTTTCTGTCGGCAGTCTGCCAGTAGTTGTGATTGTGCCGTCCTATGCGATAGTCGCAAGAAGTGTTCGGTTTCTGCGCTCTGCGATTCTTTCCACCCCTACGTGCCATATCACACCTCCAAGCTACGCGGTTCGAAACGCTTCGGTTCCACGGGCTTCACTGTGGGAAACTCCGCTTCTACTATAGATTGTAGCATATCGTGCGCTCGTTGGGCGCTGCGCGTGTTGTCCTCTATCAATTGCTCCGTTAGCTCTATCTCCATAGCCACACGCGCAAGCCGTTCGCGGTCGGCCAAAGCGTGTTCAATCTTGTATTTCAAGATGCTGTCGATTTCCGCGTCTAACATTCCCTGATACGTGTCGAGGGCAAGAAGCTCGTCAATGGTTCTCGTTTTTTCGTCAGTTGTCGTACACATTTACTCGTCCAATCTCCGTGGGGTCGTTCCATACCGTAACGCCGTTCAAGAACATGCGGTGGATGAAGTTGTTGACCGCGTTGTTGGAAGACTCCGTGTCATCCACCCATATTTCGGTGGCCTTCCAATAGGTGAAGTGGTTCATCAGTTTGAGTCCGCTTTGCGCAACGTTCCATATCTGGTTTAGCGTGTAACCGAATCGAGCGAAAATGTCGCCTGTCTGGCGTATGGCAGAGTCGCTCTGTGTCTTCACCTTAATCTGCACACCTCTAGTGCGCATGTAGTCCGCCTGCGGATTTCCGCTGTATGGGCAGCACTCTACTGGCGCGGAGTTTCTGGAATCGTCGATAGCGGCCATTCCAGCGCTCTTTGCGTTCTCCAGAATCTCCTTCGCGTTAAGCTCTGCAACCTGTCGCGTGAATCCCGCGTTGCTTTTGACGTTGTCTCTGGTTGCTCCGGCAGAAACCCTAGTTGTCTCGCAAGTCGCTGCCGCATTCGCGTAAGACGTGTTCTTTGTGTTCGTGGCGTTCGTCTTCGCCGTGGTCTGTGAGTTGTCTGCCACGGTCTGAGCCGCGCTCTCCGTGTTCGCCGCGTTCGTGTCGGATGTGCTTTTGGTGTTGTCGGCATTTGTCTTCGTCGTGCTTTGCGCGTTGTCGGCGTTCGTCCTTTGCGTAGTCCTAGCGTCGGACGCATTCGCGCGACTAGCGGTGTTGGAAACACTCATCTGAGTTGTCGCCGCTGTTGCGTTCGTGGTATAGACATCCCTCTTCTGTTGGTTTTGCGCATTGGTTATGGCTGTTGCGGCAACGTTCGAGTTCGACTGATTATCCGAGTTCGCGCTACGCTGCGCGCTCGCTATCGACGCGCTCGTGTTTGTCGTTACGCCGTTGTTCACCATGCTAACGGCTGCGGACACACCGCCACCAACGCCGCCTATCACGGCACCGCCTACCGCGCCTGCCGCAATGCCAGGAACCGTACCCACTACTGGAACCGTTACCATTCCCGTTTCGCCGCCCAATGTCGCGCCGAACATAGCGCCAGAAGTTGCACCGTTTATGGCCGATGTTGTTACCGTTCCAATCATGCCGTTTATCGTCGTTGCGGTTGCCTTCTCTATGTTCGCGTCCGCAGTCGCTGTAACCATGCTGTTGGATATCACTGTAGTTGCGCGTGCAAGTTCGTTCGTCGTGGATGTTATGTAGGTCGCAAGCTGCATCGCTGCTTCTTCGTTAGTGGATATTGCCGCGTTTGCCGTAACGAGGTTTTGGCTCTGCGCGGTACAGCTCCTGTCTATGTTGTTGTACGCCAAGTCCGCCGAATTGTAGGTGTTCGTATGGTTGGTGTCTGCTGCGTTGTAAGTGTTCGTCCTTTCCGTTGCAGCGGAGTTTCCCGTGTTCAGTCGGTTAGTTGCGGCTATCCGATATGCGTTGGTGTGTGCCGTGTCCGCTAGGTTGTCCGCGTTGAGCTTTCCAGTGTCGGCAGAAGCGTAGGAACAATCGCGCGCGTTTTCGGCGTTCCTAATCGTGTTCGCATACGCAACGTCCGCCTGCTCCAAAACGTTCTCGTAGGCGGTGTTCGCACTGCGCATGGAATTGTGGTAGGCGACTAACGCGTTGTCTATGCCCTGCCTTACGTTGCGGTTGAACGACTCCAGCATGAACGCCGTCTGTCCGTCCATGAAAAGCGCGAAAGTCGGTATTTCCCAATCGAAGCAATATTTGAACCAATCGGAGTTCTGCATTCCGAGCGTCGCAAGTTGACCCCTCAAGTCCGTCCATGTGTAGGACTGAGAGCCCTTGCCGCCGATTCCGTCCACATAAACGCGCTCGTTTATGTATGGGAAAGCGACACTCACAACCGACTTGACGGAGAGCGTCGTGGTTTCCTCTATGCGCACCTCGTAGGTGGTACCGTCGTTGTCCGTTATCTCAAGTTGCGCGTAAGGCGCGGTGTAGAGTTTGGCAAACCTCTGTAGCTCCTGCGGATAACCGAAGTCGGCAATGGTAAGCGCCTTTTGCAGCAGTGTGCTTTCCTTGCCAACGCACTTGTACACCGAATGCCCTGCGATTCCGTAAGGTGTTCCGAGCGTGATGCACGCTTCATCCACGACGAAACAAGCCTTAACCGTCGTGAGGAACTGCGGGCAGTAGTGCAGAACGTCGGCGAAAAACGTTCCGTTTCCGTAACACTCTTCGGCCGCAATCGCGTACACCGCTAGGTTGTTGGCTATCAGTCCGTCGGAGAAACCGACCGCCGCGGGCGTGTTCGCGTTCGCATAGTTGCGTCCGTTTCCCATACCGTAGCCGTTGACTATGAGTTGGTAGCCATAGCGTGCTGGGTCATCGCTGTAGGTTATGTTTCCCGTTGGGTCATAGGATTGGTCATCCGTTACGCTACCCAAAGTTCCAATCAAATCTGGAGAGCAAGTCGTTGCGAAACAGACGTACTTCCTTCCGTTGCCAAAAGGCGCGAAAGAAGAAGAGCGCGTGATGGATGCATTGTCGAAGTTAACGTCTGGCGCAAGAAGGTACCTGTTGTTCGATATCGGGTCTTGTAGGTACTGCGCGGTGTCAGAAGCCGCAACGGGCGCGTGCCCTCTTTCCAGTAACATATAGGTAATGTCAATGTCGTTCTGGAAGTTAGTCCAGATATCGGGGACCACAAAAACCTGCGTTGCGTTGGGCGCTAGATATTGGATGTTGTTCACAAAGAAATACCAACGCCTGATACCTTCGCTGTTCTCGTAGTCAATCGGATTGTCCGCGCTTGTCGCTATCGGCACATCCACGAATAGGTAATTGTATCGTGCCATAACGTCGTAGGGTATCGGTAGCTTTACATAGCCCTCTGGCACGATACGCGCAGCCGTTCGCAGCTCTACCGTCCAAAAGTCGAGCAGAGAGTCGAACCATTCGTCGCGTTCCTCGTTGGTATCCCATTTCACAACGTCTGTGTAGTCGGAGTTCCAGATGACGTTGCAGAGCTTGATTTTGGTCTTCTCGTTCCATCTGGAATAGTCGAAGTTATTTTGGAACTGATAAACATTGACCGTTGGAAGGTCTGGAAACTGTGTATCTGATAAGTGAGGGAATTGCATTTCGTTTTCCTCCTAAAATGGGCGGCACGCCCATGCCCAAAACGTGCCGCCCAAGTTGGTACCTAGAAGTTGCGTCCAGATTAAATCACGGTGTAGGTACCAGTAGCCGTGTAAGTAGTGGTCGTTCCAGACGGATTGATGTAGGTGCTAGTCGCAGTGACTGTGATAACGTCATCCGCTTCGAGGTTAGAAGCGACATGGAGAACGCCGTACTCGTCAACGCGCGTCCTTGCGCTCTTTACCGCATTGCCACCTCTGGTAACAGTTGTTACGAAAGTTGCGGCCGAAGGTGCAACCTTGAGATACGGTACATCAGGGTTGAGAGAGCCAGTAAGCGAAACGGTAAGCTCAAGCGTATCGCCTGCGGCAACGTTTTCCGTTGCGGGAGTAAGCGTCATTCCCGTCACCGTCTGCGTAACCTCGTTAATGGTGGTTGTCGAACCGCCTGCCGTGAACATGATAGCGGGTACGAACGGAGACACCGAATACACACCCCAATGGTGAAGGAAATAGTTAGTACCGAGCGTCTTCGGGTTGTAGATGGAAGTGTTGCGGTATTCCGTGTCCGCGCACATGAAGAAGTCCGTGGTCGTAAGAAGCGCAACACAATTGTCATCAGGAATCGGGAATTGGTCTACAAGGATTGTGCGGTACTGGATATCCGCCTTTTCCAGTTGGAAGATTCCAGACAAGGTCTGAACGTCCAAAGCCGCCTGCGTCTTCGGGGTCACAAGAAGGATGAGTTCCTGCGGGTTCACAAAGATGGGGATATCGGGAATCGCACCGTTGTTGTATGTGGTGCTAGGGAATCGCAGTAGTCCAGCGTACTCTCTGAGCGCCTGCAAAAACTCCTTGCCAGTTGTCTCGTCAGTCGGTGCGGCAGAGAGTGCGTGCTTGTAGAAACCCCACTTCTGCTCATAAACCGCGATTAGTTGCATCATGATTCTGTACTCGTCATATTCGTCCGAATTGATGGGTACGCGCATGATGCTCGAAACCAGCTTGTTAAGGCCGTTCGCGTCCGTGAACGCTGTTCTAAGCTCGTTGTCGTTGATTGTAATGTCGTACCTGTCGCGCCTGTTCTGTGAGTGATACCAGACGCGCGCGTCGGGACGTGCCATCTTGAACACGTCTTCCGCATCATCGATGTAGCTGTGGGCGCGAATCCATTTAGGTATCATTTCCTGAATGGTGGAACCGTAAATCATCTGCGGGCGCTTGAACTCACGCAACGGGTTCCTGAAACTCTGTTGGTGTACGTAGGTCGTTCCGATACGCATAATCAGAGCGTCCATGAACTGATTGAAATAGTTCTGGTTCATGGGGTCGAAAAGCGCTCCGACCGTCTGGTCGATGTTGGTCTGCGTAGGCTCTGGGATTCTCTGTTGGTAGTCGTTGGTTCCCTTGAGCCAAACGTCATGTAGAATTGTGTAGTTGTCAACTGCCATGTTTATCGTCTCCTAAAATTAAATCAAAAGGTCAAGCTCTGCGGGCGGTACGAAAGCGTCTGCGTCGGTATAGTCCACTTCCGCGTCGCTCTCTTGAATCACCGCGCCGTTCTCCACCATGATACCCTGCGCTTCACGGATACTGGAGAGTTGTCCGAGTATCTTATCGAGTGTCGCTTCAATGTTGGAAAAGCGCGCTTCATTTCTGTCCTCATTTTCGCGCGCTGTATCTTCGATATCTCGCGTATCAGAATCCTCGTCCTCTACAATGTCCTCCTCTCGTGCATCGTTTTCCTCGTTCATTTCTTCCTCTTCGCGTCTGCTATCGTCTTCGGCCATGTTCTGTGTCCCTTCGATTAGTAATGAAAACGGGGCAACCACACAACGACGTTGGTGGTCACCCCTATTATACAGTATGCGAACGACCTTTGGTAGTGCCTAAAAGGACTGGATAAACATCCCATCGCGTGCGCCGCAACCAAGCGGTACCCCGCACTGCGAATACTTGACCATACGAAAGCGCCGCATGGTTTCATTCTACATTCTCATACAGTCAATGTAAAGCTCTTGCGTATGCCAAAGGCAATGAACGTTTATTACCGTGTAATCTATACAGCCAACGTTCGTTATTTCGGCTACTAGACTTACCCAACCTTTTGTGGTGGTTTCGCCGCATATGATACGGCCTTTTGTCTTGCCAAGGTCAATAGCGTTTATCCTTACGTATGTGTGAGTGTCGAGAACTCTAAGTAACTCAATCAGTTTCATTTTTGTCTCCTATCTGATACACTTAATATAAAGCTCTTGCAAACCCCAAAAGCAGTCTACGTCAGTTACCGTGTATTCTGCGCATTCCAATTCGATTATTTTGCGTATGAGTTTAATACGTCCTTTGGTGTTGTTGTCTCCTATTATCGTATGTGTATTCAAGGCACTATCAATTGCTTCGATTCTTACGTATACGTTTCTGTTTAAAGCTACAAGCAACTCAATCAGTTTCATTTTCGTCTCCTTAATTGATTCCGAATTTCGTTAGCACTTCCTCGTAAAAGTCTCGTTTCACATTTACGGTCTGATACCTGATTAGGTTTAGGTAGTATGCTTCTTTGAAGTAGGAAAGCGTCTTGTTCGCGCTCCTTGCGGCTATGTAGTTTATGCGGTTGTCTTCGGCGGTCAATGCGTATATCGGTTTTTCGGTGTTGTTCGGTATGGATGAAGTTACGTGATAAAGGCCACCCTGCATGTCCACCCATATTCCGAACGTCTTTCCGTTGCACTTCACACCGAACGTGAACTTCGCTCCTTTTGGTTTTCGTTTCACGAACTCCGAGTTGATGCCTACGAACTCGTTGGAAACCGCAATCTTCGCTGCCTGCGTTCCCTGCATCATCCTGCCCGCCACGGTGCCGACCAACTTTTCGCGTCCGTACTCTCCTGCTTCGACGTAGTGCAATAGGAAGGTCTTTTGTGAGTACCAACGATAGCCGAACTTCAAATCAGTCCCAACGCCGTAATGAGCGAAGTAAGGATTAGACAAATCGCAAGCGTTACCGAGAAGGTAAACGCGCGGCCTAATAGAGTCCGTATCCGCTCGTTCTCTGGACACAGTATCGACAAGATTAGCAAGAATGCCAAACTCGTTTGGCAAATAATTATGGTAACGGTCAGAAGACTCCAAAATACTTTCATCGAATATGATTCTCCTTACCTTATCGAAGGTTCTTTTCTTCATCCTTTGCGCATCCGAGAGCGCAATGAAATACGTCATCAGATGCCAATCTGGCTTTACCTTCTTGTCTCCTTCCTCTGGTTGTTTCGGTACTTTCGCTATCCAGCCGTAGCGTGCGTCGGTCTTGAACATGTAGTCGCTAAAGTCGGGCAAGTCCTGCAACCTATTAAAGTAGCCGTCCGCGACACCTGATAGTTCGGTCTTGAATCGTACCACTTCCACGAATCTGGAACCGTCCTTCAGAAAGTCCTTGATGCATTGTTTCCTCAAACCGAAGGTCTTTCCGACACCTCTAGGGCCGATGACCATCGTAACGTCCGCGTCGTAGGAAAGCGTCTTGTGCCAGTCATAAAAATCAGCCATGTTTTTTCTCCTGTCTAATTTTAGCTTCTTTAATCTTCAAATCCACAAACTTACAGCCCATGCAAAAATTGCCGTCAACTGGCCTTCTCAATTGTAGGCATTCGTACCTACCCATCGAGTAAATCAAATCGTCGCAATCAATCGCTTCACACTTGATAACTGCTTTTGGCATTTTATTTCCTTTCCTTATCCGTGCATTATTTCCGTTATCCCATTTTCTGTGTCTTTTAGTAATCTCGCTTTACCCGTGGTCTTGTCACGCTCCAGATATTTCGTAGTGGTATCGACAACTCTTCCATATTCTCGCTCAAGAAAATCAACAGAAAGTCTATTTGTGAGTTTAAGCGTCTCTCCAAGCCATCGCGGGGCTGGATAAAGCGATATCGACTGATGAGCCGAAACGTGCGTTGTAACGCCACGATAATCCGTAACCTCTCCGACGTATAAATCTGTAGGCTTTGGCTTGTGGTGTTCCAGCGTATGTGAGATAGCGTTTGAAACGAACGTGTCAAATCCGACTGTCTCTTTGAGCACATCTTGAGGGCTATTCCCCGCTCCAATGAGCTCATCCATAAAAGACTCAATTGTGTATCGGCCAATAGGCCGTGGAAGTCCTGCGCACGTAATATGAGTTCTACCATCGTAAGAAACTCGTGCTTTGTTCCAGAGTTCGTAGTGTATTCCATAATGGTGCCCTTTGTTCTCAATCTCGAATGAGCCGATGCCGTCAAGACTGCTAGCCAAGTCAGGGAAGTTTTCGCGCAGCCTTTTCATGCATCTGTCAATCGCCGTCTTTGAAGCCCTTGCAAGCGGTTCCATAGCGCGTTCCACTTCCTCGTCTGTAACGTCGTCGTTACAGCTAACCTTTACCGAGTCCGTGTCACCGCCCAAAATGCGTATCCTATCCCCTAGTGCGTTATAGAGTAGTTCCATGAGGATGCAAAGGTGCATTCTTGAGCCGCCTACTATGCGCATTCCATAGGTGTAGAGTACGCGCGTGCTTCTAGGCTTCTTCTCGTCATAGTTCTCTGGAGTCGTTATCGTTTCCTCATCTATCACCAAGTTCCCGTCTTCGCATTTGTATTGTGGTTTGAACACGTCTTGAGCCATGGTTCCGTATATGCCGTTGAACATGCCTTTTACGGTGCTCGTATACCACTGCTCGAAGAACTGCGGTTCTAGTATTCCGTCCTTGAGCGCTGCGGCGATTCCATCTGGTATAAAATTAACACTTCCAGTGTACGGCACGCCTTTCGTATAGTGGTTGTTGATGTATTTTGCAGCCGACTTCTGCTCGAACAACTTGTTACTTTGCAGCGTCACAAAGTCTGGCGGCAGTTTGAACCTTACCGTTGCTTCACCGAACACGGCTGTGAGGGAGTCCCATTCGTACACCCTAGATAGCGTCCACAATTCCAGCTCGTTCACGTGTAGTATTATTTCGTCCGCTTTGTATAGCTTGCCAAACGCGAAAGTCGCGCGTTCAAACCTGTCATAGAAACCATTATCCCTTACGGAGTTCTCTTGCGCTACGCTCAAGGGGTCGAATCCAATCTCCGAGCCCGCTTCTATGTTCTTCTTGAATTTCGACGTTGATTCCAGCGCTATACCCCACTTCTCGAAACACGTGCCTTTGCGTAACCTGATTCCCTTGATTCTCACCCTAGCATGAAAAGCGCAATTGAAGGGCTTTTCGTAATGCTCCAGTACGTAGTCAAAACTCGTTCGTAATACGTTCCTGAAATGCGCTTGCAAGTCGATGGGCGCGCATGGTTGGAAGTCTTGCGGTATGTATCGTCCGTTTATGAACGTGTGATGCATGGAAACCGCGTCGGCAGAAAGTACGTTGGTTTGGAGTGTAAGTGCAAAGCGCGCCGCGGTGAACGTCCAGCCGCCGCGAAAACACGCTTTGCGCAGAGCATAGATATAATAGTTGGAAGGAAGTTCCTTTTTGCAAAGCCGCATAAATGCGTTTCTAAGCTCTAGTCTCGACCCATCCCTTTTAGGAACAGTAAGACGCTCAATTTCGCGACGTGCCATTTGTCTAACAACCGAGGTTTTGGTGAGTACTCTAAATCCAAAGTCATTCTGCTGCATCCATTCGTTTGCATGGAGAAGGTATGATAGATAGGCCGGTATAACCTGCACATCTCTTCGCGCGTAAAAGAGTTCCATATCTGTGAGGGGAGTTTCGGGTGTGCGGATAAGGGAGTAATCCCAATCGCCGTTAGCTTTGGCAATCCCACACGTTTCACCCATAGCTGCCAACCCACGCATTTCGAGGTGGTAAGTGTCCCAGAATCGTAGGACTTGATTTCCGTCCTTATACAAGTCAAGCGTATAGACGTTAGTGGTTGATTGAGCGTTTGCATGGATTTCGTAGCGTTCATTTAGGTTCTCCATTAGTGGTTGCAAATCGAACATCAAATTGTAGGCACAAATAATCGGCACAACACCTAGGCATTCGCCCCAAAAAACATATGCGTCGATTCTGTCCTGCATTTCTTGTTCCGTCCTATAGAAGTGTATTTTGTCGTCAGTATCTGGTGTGTAATGGTATAGGTCTACGTCTCTAATATCGTTGTCGATGAATAGAATCGGGAATGCGCGTGTGTTTTCGCCGTCACCTATGTTAGTTGTCTCTGTGTCGTATACTGCTGCTAAAACTAACGTCGGCCGCTTCATGAGTTCACCGTCTAGATTTTGAGCGGGTCAGGAAGTATGAAAAGGTCTTCCAATGCGTCTTCAATTGCGTTGACTACAGATTGACCGATTCCTGGAGGTGAACCCACTGGTGCATCCGAGTTATCGGATTTTTGCGCTTGATTGAACTTCTCTTTTTCCTCGTCATCCATATCTTTCTCTGGATTGACTTCTTGTATGTCTTTGAATCGCTCGTTTGCCTTTATGATATACTGCACTAAATCGTCGAACGTTATCATGGATAGGTTGTTCTGTCTGCGTATGGAATTAAAGTGCTCTAGTATTTCCTGATTTCTGTCTTGTATACTTACGCCCTCTTTTTGCCATATCTTCTGTGTTACGCGGTAGAGTAATTTGGCTTCGGTTTTGGAATATACACTAGGTTTGCCTGCCGATGCCATATTGAGTTGTTGTTGCGTCATCCAAAACGAACGCTCGAATGGGTCGTTCTTTGCGTTGTATCTAGGTTTAACTCCAGATATCGCATTAGCCAGACGCACCATTTGTTGACCAATGTACTTTTCTGTTTTCTTGTAACGCTTACCTGTTTTCGAGTACATGCGCGTACCCTGAATGGCGCTTCTGATTTCCCTTTTTTGTTCGCGCGCCCATTCGCGTTTGCTTTTTGTAATCGTTTTATCGTTGATAATTTGATTAAGTTGGTCAATTCTTCTATAGCCCTGCCTACGCAGTAATCCACCGTAGTAACCCATTGAGTTCTTTTTAGCCAAAACCTGTCACCCCTTTCTAGAAAATAAAAGGGCGCCACAACCGTAGTCGTGATGCCCTTTGTTTTTACGCTAGCAGTAAGTCCGTACTAATCGAGCTCAACAGGCACCATGGTCTTGAGCGTGTTGCCGTTGGGCAAAGTCTGCTCTTTAATCATGAGGCCAATCCCCTGCTCAACTGGATTGGTGAAACGTCCCGTCGAGGGGTCAGTGAAAAGCGCGACTAAAACCTTGACCGAACGCGCAATGCCGTCGGACTGCGAAAAGTAGACCGTGCCATCGTCGGTAATGAGGTACGTGTTGGTGCAGGCTTCACCAGTACGCGCACGCGCGCCCTGAATCGTCACGATATCCGTCACGCGAAGCGTGGTGTTGGAAACGTCCTTTGCGGAGACTGCACCGTTGAGCGCGTTTGCGAGTTGCATTTTGCCCTTGATATTGGAAGTGTCAAGAGTGCAGATGTAGCCGTTGGGAATTGCGAAGTCGGAGTTGTTCTGAATTGCGTTGCCGTTAGTGTTAGCGAGAGCGTTAGTCAATTTAATCACCATTCCTTGTAATCGCTTTTGGAACAATTCTTGTCGAAATCTTGGATACTCATCTTTCCGTAATAACTGGAATGACTTATCGAAAGTACTACACCGCCTTTTGCGTTGAGCTGTTTTATAGCAGGTCTTTGCGCGGTATTTAAGTCATAATCTCCGAAGAGTGTAACCGTAGCGTTTTGTTCTTCATTGTTTTGGTCGATATAATGTACCTCACAATGCGTCTTCACTACAGTACGTGCAAATGTGGTACGTGCCATTGCCTTATAAATGTCACCTCACTTTCTAGTATTTCAGGTTGCCATCTTTGCCTACGTAATCCGCGACGAAAAAATCCCAGTCATCCTCGTCAGGCCAAACGTCGGTAATTTTGGGGTTCAAAGTCATCGAGAATTCGTCGGAGAAACCAACAACAATAATGTCCTTGATTTCGTCTGCTGTAATGTCGGTCATATCAGAGTTGAAAAGTGCGTGTATCAATTCGCGCTTGATATCGGCATTCTTTAGGGCACCAAAAGTAATGCAAGGGCCGAGCTTCATATACATGTCTTTGTGGTTGACACAAATAGTGTAGATAAACGCTTTATTCATTTCTTGTCTCCTGTTTTTACTAGCAATTTCTGTGGTTGCGGGCATGGTGTTTTACGGCATTGGATTTCTCCTTCTTTTCGCGTTCCTTTGAATCTGCACGAACAAAGACGCAGAACATGACGCAAACAAAGAGTACAAATATGAGCGTTGCAAGGAAGTCC